CTGGTAATTCAATTGATTCTGAAACTTTCCCTGCTGGTTTTGTATTATATGGTGTTTTTACAAGTATTACATTATCAAGCGGTGCTTGTGTCGCATATAGAGTCTGATGGGTCTTGCTTCTTCTCTTAAAAAAGTTGCATCTAAAAGCCTTAATAAATTAGGTGGTAATGTAACAATAAGACAGATTACAAATGGTGCATATGATACTGCAACTGGAGAAGTAAGCGAAAGTAATAGTGATACTGTTGTAAAAGGTTTACTTGAAAATATAAATAATAATGAAGTAAATGATTTAATACAGGCAGAGGATAAAAAACTTACAATATCTGCTGGTGATATTACATTTACACCAACACCAAAAGATAAAGTTATTATTGCATCTGTTGTTTATAATATTATTTCTATAACTACGAATCAACAAAATAATATTCCAATTACTTTTGAAATATTTGTGAGGGCATAATGGTACGGCAAATAAGATTAGATCAAATAGATAATCTAATGGGAGAAGCAGTACAAGAGTTAGTTCAAAGAACAACATTACGTTGGACAGAACTTTCAAAAAACGCAACACCTGTAGATACAGGTAATTTAAGACTAGGTTGGAAAACTGATATACAAAAATTTAAAGGGACAATTATTAATAATGTTGAATACGCAGAACCAGTAATTTATGGAACACCATCTTCATTACCGCCAAGTTGGCAGGGGCAATACAGAACAAGGCAACAGACCATAAAAGGTTTTCCAGAATTACAAGCCAAGCAACTTACAACTCAATACATACCAAATGAATTAAAAAAAATTATTAGGAGTATGTAATGGCAGCAGTAAACCTTAATACAGTTAGACAAACTATTGAAGCAAGACTAGCCACAGAATTAGCCTCAAGCCCTGCAATTCCTGTTGTTTTTAATAATATGCCATTTGATTCTTCTGCTCAAGATTCTTTTGTTCAATGTACGACAAGTTTTGGTAATGGTTCATATACAACTCAAGGCGATGCAAGTGGTACAAATTTAATTGTCGGTTTGATAGTTTTAGATGTTTTTACAAATTCTGGTATTGGTAGTGGTGCTAATTTTACTATTTGCAAAAGACTTCGTGACCTATACAATAAAGAAACAGTTTCAAATGTTATTTTTGATTCACCTGTTGGTCCTGAAGTTTTATCACAGAGTCCTGAAGGTAAATTTCAAACACAAATTCGTATTACATTTGAAATATATGAGGAACTTTAAAAATGGAATTTACTGAAGAAATGCTTGATGCTATTGAAGCTGTAAAAGGAAGAAGAGATGCCAAATATTGGGATCCAAGATGTCGAAGATATTATCAAGAACAGATTATTGCAAAGAAAGATGTAAAAAAACAAGAAAAGAGTTAATATAATTATAAATATTTCTTTTTGTTGTTATGGCTGCTGTTAAAGGTGATGTAGGAAAAGTAATGTTTCACAATGCGGCAGGAACAGAAGCCGACATTGCAGGAACAAGATCTTGGTCTTTATCTATTACAAAAGACACATTAGAAACTACAGTTCAAAACGATACTTCAAAAACTTTTGTAGGCGGTTTGATTTCTGGTGAAGGCTCTGCAGAACTTATATATGATCCTTCTGGCAACTCAGATTACCAATCATTCATTGATGATGTTTTAACAACAGGTGATGCGGCAGACGCTTTATTTGAACTCTTTCCTGATGGCGGCACAAGTGCAAAGAAAATTAGTTTTTCCGGAATAATTACTAATGCAGAATATGGCGCAACATTAGGTGAATTGGAAATTATAAATGTAAGCTTCATCACAAGTGGTGCCATTACTTCAGCAATATAGTAAATTAGGATAATTAAATAATTATTAATGACAACAAAAAGAACAGTAGACATTATCACTGATGCTTTTAGTGATGTTATGTCTGCAAGACGTAAGTATGAATTAAACATACCTTCTGGTGAAAAAATTGATATTTATTTTCCACCATTAACTAGATATGACAGACAAAAAGCACAAACATCTGTTGGTACAGATGATGCTTTAATTGTTTCTACACAGTTACTTTGTCAACTTGCAGAAAAAGAAGATGGATCAAAAATGTTTGCTTTAGCAGATGCACCTAACTTACAAAGAATGTTGCCAGAAAAAGTTTTAAATGATATTGAATTATTTTTGTTTGAAATACAATTAGATGTTAATACAGCAAAAAACGATTAAAGAGAAATAACTGGCTTAACTTTGAGTTGTTTCTCGCAACTGAATTAGGTAAAACATTAACAGAATTGAGAAAAAATATTACAGAGGAAGAATTAATATATTGGGCTGCTTATTACGAAAACAAACATGAAAATGAACAAAGAATGCATTTAAGAGCAAAAAACAGGTAGTATGTAATTAATAGATTTTTGTTGTATTTAAGTGGCAGAAAGTATAGTTACCTTAAGAGTTGAAGCAAGAAATGCAATATCATCTTTAAATAAAACATCACAAGCCACTCAAAAATTATCAACATCAGCAAAAGGGGCAACAGCTTCTTTAACTGCAGCATCAACCGCAGCTAAAGGGTTAGGTGCTTCATTGGCTGCAACGCTTGGACCTTTAATAACTGTAGGTGCTGCTGTTGCAACTGTAAGTAATGCAATAGGCACTTTTACAGCAAGACAAAGAGATGTAGAAATTTTAAGGCAAGGTTTGGTTAATTTAGGTGAAGGTACTTTGGCTTTAAATAATTTACAAGAAGCAGCTAATAAATTAGGTAATCAAACTTTATTTAATCAAGAAGAATTTACTAGAGGATTTAACTTACTAACAAGTTTTAGAAATATTGGTGTTGATGCATATGAAAGAGTTGCTCAAGCTGCTGCAGATATTGCTCAAGTAAACCAAGTTGATGTTAGTACATCATTTATGCAGTTAGCAAAAGCATTACAAGATCCAGAAAGAAATTTATCAAACTTAAATCGTTCTGGTATTGCCTTTACTAAAACACAGACAGAATTAATAAAAAAATTAATGAAAACAAATAAAACATCTGAAGCACATGCAATGATTCTTAGCATTGTGGAAGAATCTTACAATAAACTTTCACAAGCTGCCTCCGAAGGGTTAGCTGGCGATCTTGATGCTTTAGGAGAAACTTTTCGAGATTTTAGTGAAACTTTAGGAAAAGCACTAAAACCAGCTTTGATTGCTGGGGTTAAAGGTCTTACAAGTTTAATAAAAGCATCAGAAGACCTTATTAAATCTCCATTAGGACAAACGGCTTTAATTTTTACAGGTGTTGCCTTTGCTGTTAAAGGAGTTGTTGCTGCAAACGTTTTGTTAAAAGCTTCACTTACTGTTTTGACTGCGAAATTCGCTGCTACAAATGCTGGAGCAATTGCGTTGGCAAAAGCACAGGCAACAGCATCACTATCAACAAAAGCATTAGCTATAGCAACTGGTGGTTTAAGTTTAGCTTTAAGTGCTTTACCATTAGTGGCTATTGCTGGAGGGTTTGCATTTTTAACTGCTGCAATTATTAAAGCAATAAATAAACAAAAAGAATTTAATAAATTATTAGAAGAGGGCAATTCTTCAGACTTACAGGCAAAGATAGATGAAGTAACAAAAAAAATAAACAAACTCAAAGTAGCTAAAGCTAAAGCTGATGAGCAACCTTTTTTAATATTTCATGCTGATCAACAGATTCAATTAAATTCTCTAAATAATGACCTAGACAAATTAAAAGAAAAATTAGTTATTGCACAAGGTATTGAATTATTTAGAGATTTTGAAAAAGCAAAAAAAGCATTACAGGCTACAAATGAAAAACTTAAAGAAAATGTTGAACGATCAAAAATAGCAACAGAGGAAGGTCGTAAACAATTTGATTTAGAACAAAAAAGAAAAGAACTTACAGAAAAATATGGCGAAGAGTTAGCAAATCAACTTATTGATATTGAAAAATCAAATCAATCTTTGAAAAAACAAGAAGATCAAATTAAAAAAAATCAAGAAGCTACTAAAGCACTTAAGGACAAATTTATGGAAATAGGCAAAGGAATAGAAGATGGAATTGTGTCAAACCTTACTGATGCTGTTATGGGTACAAAAACACTTGCTCAAGCAGCAATAAGTGTATTAAATGATTTGAAACGTAAATTAATTGAAGTTGCAATTGAAAGGGCTGTTGCTGGTATAGGTGATTTTATAGGCGGTGCATTAAGTAGTGTCTTCACAAGAGGTAAAAATACAACAACAAATAATGCTGTACGCGCTGGAAGTAGAAGTATAGGAAGAAGAGCAAATGGCGGTCCTGTAAGTGCTAGCGGTGCATTTTTAGTAGGAGAGAGAGGTCCAGAATTATTACAAATGGGTTCAAGAGGTGGCTTTGTTACACCAAATAGTAAATTAGGAGGTACAACTAACATTGTTAATGTTTCTGTTGATGCGTCTGGCAGTTCTGTGTCAGGTAGCAATCAAGATGCACAGGCACTAGGTAATGTTATAGGTGCTGCTATTCGTGCAGAACTTATCAAAGAAAAACGTGCAGGGGGTTTATTAAGTAGGTAATGGCAACTTTTCCATCAATTCAGCCAACATATTCTGGCTTTAGAAAAACAAGTTCACCAAAAGTAAGGACAACAGCTTTAGGTGATGGCTACCAGTTTAGAGCGTTATTTGGTTTGCCTTTAACACAAGACCCAAAAGTATATGATCTTACTTTTGTTGTGTCTGAAGAGCAATCAGACATCATTGAGGCTTTTTTAAGAAGTAGGGTTAATGACCAAGAAAGTTTTGACTTCACCCCACCGGCCGAAGGATTTACAAAAACAGGTACATATTCACAGTCATCATCTACTACTGTGACAATAACAATTTCAAACCATGGGGTTGCTATTGGTGATGTCGTGACTATTGACTACACATCTGGTTCTGCTGTTGATGGTTCTTTTGCAGTGGTCACAACGGCTGATGATAATACTTTTACTGTTACGGCTGCGGCAAGTGCCACAAACTCAGGAAATGTTTCTGTAACTTTATCTGGTGCTGGTAAATTTATCTGTAAATCTTGGTCAAAACAAATTCCATATGATAACAGGGCTGTTATTACAACAACATTTGAGGAGGTATTTGAACCATAAATGGCAATCCCTACTGCAGAACTTCAATCTTTATCTAATAAATCAATAATAGAGTTGTATTCAATAACTCTTGTTTCTGCATTGCATGGTTCAACAAATGTAAGCCGCTTTCATTCTGGTGTGGGCATGAACAGTAACTCTTCAATAACATGGCAGGGCAACACATACGATAAGTTCCCAGTTATTGCTGAAGGGTTTGAATATACAGGAAAAGGAACACTGCCAAGACCTACTCTGACAGTCTCAAATATTCTTGGAACTATTACAGCATTAATGGCAACTGCAAACGCTACAACACCATTTAATGACTTGCAGGGAGCAAAATTTATAAGACATAGAACAATGGCACAATTTTTAGATGCTGCAAACTTTCCATCAAATCAAAATCCCTTCGGTACACCATCAAGCACAACAGAATTACCACAGGAGATATATTTTATTGATAGAAAAGTTGTAGAAAATAGAGAAATCGTCCAGTTTGAATTAGCTAGTGTTCTTGATTTAAATAATATTCGTTGCCCTAAATTACAAGTGACAAGAAAAGATTTCCCCTCTGTTGGTACTTTTGTAAACGCATGAACTGGAAAGAACAAGCTGCTATACACGCTGATAAACAAGCCCCTAAGGAGTCTTGTGGCTTGTTGGCTATTATCAAAGGTAAAGAAACTTATTGGCCTTGTGAAAACCTTTCAGAGTCACCAGATGAGTTTTTTGTTATAGATCCAGATAATTGGGCAGATTGTGAAGATGAAGGAGAACTTATTGGAATAATTCATTCTCATGCCTATGGGTCTGCCCTACCATCTGAAGCGGATAAAGCATCTTGTGAGCATCTTGGTTTACCTTTTTATATCTATAGTGTTGAGCAAAAAAACTGGATAGATTTTGAGCCATCTGGTTATTCATCTGGTTTATATGGTCGCACATGGATTTGGGGCAAGCATGATTGTTGGAGTTTAATTACAGATTATTTTTTAAACAAAAAACAAATAAATTTAAAATTTTGGGAAAGACCTAAAAGTATAAAAACTTTCTGCGAAAATCCATATTTTGAAAAAGTTTTAACTGGTTCTGGATTTAAAGAAGTTTCCAAAGATAATATTATTAATGATGATGTTTTGCTTATGCAAGGGCCAGATGAAAAATTAAATCATGTTGCTTTATATATTGGCGATCAAACAATATTGCATCACAACATAAGACAGTTGAGTTGTAGAGAATTATATGATTTAAGATATATAGAGGCCACAAAAAAGGTTTATAGACATGAAGCTTAAAAAAATAAAAGTTTATGGCAGATTAAGAAAGTTT